AAGCGGTTTATAGACGGGTCTTGGGAAGTGTTCATGGGGCAGGTGTATAAGGCATACGACAAGCGGATTCACGTTATCCCGTGGTTCAAGATGAAAGACCACTGGCCCAGGATTGTTTGCATGGACTATGGCTCTCGTAACCCTACGGCCTGCTACTGGCTGGCGGTGGACGAGGACGAAAACGTCTTTGTGTATAGGGAGTTTTACCAAGCGGAGTCCACGATTGTAGCCAACGGTCCGGAGATTAAGCGCCTGTTTGAGCTTGAGCCCAACGTATATAAGCGTGATGAGGAAGGGAATTACATCATTTGGGGCGATAAGTCCATGCAGAACAAGCACGAGGGTGTAAGCCCTGCGGACAGGTATCTGAGGGAAGGATTGCTTGTATTGCCTGCGAATGTGGGGAATATGACTGACAAGCTGGCTGGCATCGAGGTGGTCAAGTCATACCTGAACATCGACCCGAAGCACAAGCACCCGATAACTGGCGAGCTTGGGGCTCCTAGACTGTATATCCTTGAGGGTATAGCGCCATCGTTGGAGTTTGAGTTCCCTGTGTATGAGTACCACGAGCGGAAACCGGGAGCAAAGGAGAACTTCAAAGAGGAGCCGGTGAAGTTCAACGACCACGGACTAGACGCTATTAGATACGGTTTGGGTATAATACTGGAGGGTAGATCAGACCCGAAAAAAGATGAAAAAAGTCTTGATCGAGGTACTAGAATAGCCCTTAATGCGTTCAAAGGGATCAAACGAGAAGAGGATGAGGATTAATGGATAACGGAACACAGGAGAGTACAGACATCGCCGCGGTAACTCTTCCCAAGGGATTGGAGAAGACACAGGTTATCGCCATCTGTGAGGCTCGCAACAAGACCTTTCAGGAGTGGTGGAAGACTAAGTTCAAAGCCATCAAGGATTCCCGCAAGGCTTGGAAGGTGGAGAACAACGTCACGCCTAAGTCAAGCAACATTTTTTCCGTTCCGATCACCTACGGCAACATTGAGACGATGTTCGCTCGTACCTCTGACGCTGTGTTCGGGTCTGACAAGACTGTGGACGCAATACGCAATGACGGTGTAGAGGAAGACACCGACACGAAGATTCGGGTGGAGAACTTCCAGAATCAGGAGGTTCACATCCAGTCCCAGACAGACGGCAAGGGCAAGCACCTTGTGAAGTCTGCTCTGATTGACGGTTTCGCCATATGGCGGTCCCTGTGGAAGCAGGAGAGCAAGAAGTACAGCAAGGCGTTCTATGACGATATACCCAACGCCGATCCGTCCATCCCGCCCACGAAGGTATTTGCTGGACGCGAGGATACCGAAGAGTCTCATGAGTATTGGACATGGGAGAAGCGCATTCCCGAGAATTGCGCTTGGGAGCCCAGCACGAAATACTCAGTCCATAATTCGCCTTGGTTCAAAGATGGCGACATGATGAGCTTGTCTCAACTTCTCCGCATGGAGGACGAAGGCAGGATTGAGAACATCGAGGAGATCAAGAACTTGGTTCCTTCTTCCTTACCCAACGGCTCCAAGGCCGAGGGCAGGGAGATGATTGAGCAGTACAGGAATGGCGAGAGAGCTCATCCATACTCTGATGAGCGGGTGTATCAGGTCGACGAATGGTGGGGGTCGCTCGACTGGGAGAATGAAGACGGCAAGACTGAGTACGGTGATTTCCATTGGTTCATAGTGGAGGGGACAACGATAGTCTTGTTTGAGGAGAACCCTCTCAAGCCTGTCCGCATTCCTTACCATTCAGGTCCATCGGTCATTGACGCCGATCAGGTCATTGGTGTACCCGCTGCCGGAGCCACGAAGGGCTTGCAGAAGCTCTTAGATCAGATGGCAGGCAAGCAAGCGGACTTAGTGGGTCAGGCTTCTAATGTTCGTACATACTACGGGCAGAAGTCGGGATTGAGCGGCAAGCACTCTCTCTCGAAGAACCTGAGCATGGTTCCTGTAACTGACGTGACGCAGATCAAGGAGTCTCAGCCAAGCGTGGCGGCGATAGGTGTTACTCAGAACTTCATGAACTGGTTGACAGATATGGCTCGGTCCACGACGGCAGCCAACGAGCAGTCACAAGGGATTGAAGGGGCTGACACAGCTACGGAGTTCCAAGGCTTGCTTGCTGCTTCGGGTACTCGCTTCAAGGAGATGGCTGACACCTTCGGGGTGTTCCACAATTCGCAGATGGCTCAGGAGTGTTTCTGGAGCTATAAGCAGAACATGATTGAGGGTCAGGTGTTTGTCCGTGAGGGCAGCAAGTCGGGTGAGAGCCGGGCGATGCTTCACACTGACTTTGAGGGTGATTACACCTTCCTGCCTGCCACGGCGCAGAGTGAGCAGAACAAGGAGCGGTCCTTTGATGCTGACGTTAAGTTCGTGACGATGATGGTGGAGATGATGAGCGGTGGAGCTATGGAGCGCCAGTTCGACATAGAGAAGTATTTCACTGAGGTCATGCTGCCCAAGCGTGGCATCAAGAACGGCGGGGCTTACTTCAAGGAGGCTGCTATGATGCCGCAGGGAGCGCCTCAAGGCATGATAGGACCGGGAGCGCCGCAGGGAGCGCCTCTGCCTGCAGGCCCGATGGGTGACGAAGGGGCTCCGCCTCAGATCGATATGCCTATGGCTCCGGTATGATGGACCAGGAGACAACAGACGCCAAGAAGTTAGAGGCGATGATGAACACCGAAGGCTGGAAGGTGTTCGTGGATAAAGCTGTGGACGTAAGAGACGCTTGCGTTTACGGCCTTGTCCATGCAACGGACGAGAAAGAAATCGTGAGACTGCAGAGCAGGATACTCAATCTTGATGACATTATAGAGAACCCGTCTCAGATTGTGGAAATGCTCAAGGAATCACGAAAACGATCATAGACGCCTGACCCGCAAGGCTATCAGGTTTCGCATTCAATGGACCCCGCAAGGGCTATCCAAACGGAGGCACAATGTCAGATCAAGAACAAACGGAGCTGGAGAGCACATCGGCGAGCCCAACACTTTTAGACCCGTTGGAAGCTGAGCAGCACTTCGGAGCCGAGACGGACGAGGACAAAAAGAGGGTACAAGAGGCCAACGAGGAAGCGGCGCCCAAGGAAGAGCCGGAGGAGGACGAGGTTGAGGAGGAGGAAATCCCCGAAGCCGCTAAGTCTGAGGTTCCCGAGTGGGCAGCCGCCCTACAGCGCGAGGTTGCTAACAGCCAGCGCCAGCAAGCCGCAGTACAGTCTTTATTGGCTCGTCTGGAAAACCAGAAACCAACTGTAACTCAATCTGAGCCGACATCGCTCTTGAGTCAGTTGCCCGAAGATCAAAGGACGGCCACGAACCAGTTAGTGCAAGAGATCATCCGTAATGAACTTGGTGACACTATTGCACAGTTGAAGGAAGGCGAGGCTCAGCGAGCTTCGGCGCAGAAGGACCTCGACAACGAGACCTTTGTGCGTAAGTCTTTCGGCGATGACATGGAGAAGTTCTCACCTGCTTTGAATGAAATCATAGCGGAGTTGCAGGACAAAGTGACCAACGACCCCGGACCGGCAGGCCAGCAAGCTGCGGAGACAATTCGTTTATACGATATGTATCCCCAAGCGTTGGTATCCGATACGAGGGCGAGAGCCTTGGAGAAAGCCTTAGCGAAGAGTGCTGGGGCGGTAGCCAAGCAGAGCCAGAAGAACTTCAAACAAACGACAGCCACGACAGGCAAGGGTGTTCCTCCAGAGGGGGACTTAAAAACTCGTTTCCTGGCTGGCAAGGCGTCAATGGCAGAGGTTGAATCGGCAATTCGGGCAAGACTCGGGTAAGATTTCGGCTCCCTTAACAGGAGCCTTCAATGGCAAACACAACCACATCGAGTGGCTTGGGTGATTTAGATACCATCTATTTCAACAAAGTCGCTCAAGACCGTTTGGTCAAGAACTTCCTTTTGTACCATGCGTGTGATAAAAAGAACGTCCCCAAGAACGCTGGGTTTGTTCATCATTTCTACCGCTTCGACAATGTGGACGGCACCACGTCCACGTTGACCGAAGACACCCTGACTGCCGGACAGGTTCAGTTGAGCGCCCGCACCACGAGCCTCACACTGTCCATGTACGGTCAGTTCATGACAATCAGCAATTTTGCTCAGTTGACCGAAAGAACCGATTTCTTGAAAGCCGGTTCCGAAGTCTTGGCGGATGGCGCTTCAGATACCGTGGACCTTTTGGTCAAAGCGGCTTTGGACTCCAACGCTGCCTCGCACGTTATCAACCAGGGAACGACTGCGTATCTGTCAGCCTCCAACAGCGCGTCATTGACCGCTTCGGACAAGATGGATGCCTCGGTGTTGCGTAAGGTGTACCGTGACCTTCGCGCTAACAACGTCCGTCCCTTTGCTGATGGCAAGAAGTACATCGGTGTTTTCCACCCTGACGTCATGTTTGACCTCCAGAGTGATGATGCCGTGGCTTCGTGGGCTCAGACTGCACAGTACAATCAGCCGGAAAAGATCACGGACGCCGAAATGGGCTGCCTGTCTAACATCCGCCTGCTTGAAAGCACTCAGCCTACGGTGGCGAGTTCTGTGTATGAAAGCTACGTCATCGGCGCTCACTCGCTGGTTGCGGTTTCCCTTACCGGAAACCCGATCGAAATTCTGGTTAAAGAGCCAGGTTCAGGCGGGACGAGCGACCCTTACAGCAACATCGGAACGGTGGCCTACAAGCTGCCTGTGTTTGGTGTGAGCTGGCAGGGTGGCGGGGCTGGCCTTTCGGCTGGTCACGGTCGTGCGTATCGCGTTCTCACGCAAGCGTCAGTCTAATTGGTATCTGGGGGGTATTTGGTTTATACCATTTACCCCCCTAGTACCTAACAAGGAGAAATCAGATGATTTCACATAAAAAAGAGGGCAACGTTAGCCCTAAAGCCTCGGGCGCTGCCAAGCACAATTCGGTATTGCGTGAGGAAAACGGAGCTGGCGCTGCGGCTGGAGCGACCCAGAAGGTCACGAAAGACAGCACAAGCAACAGCAAGGTAACTCCCGTAACTGGGAAATAAGGTATGACCCCACGGGAACTTGCAGAGCGACTTCGAAGGGCGAACCCCAAGGTTCGTTTCTTTCCCGGTGCCAATCGAGGATCGGGTCTCTATATCAGAGCCCGAGACCCCGAGGACCCGGACAAGGTTGGTCTCAAGTTCCTGTTGGGGCTTCCTTCGCCTCGTTTCAATGGAAGTATCACCAAGCACAATCGGATTGAGCGTGGGATGTTTCACAGGGGTTTGAAGGAGTGTATGCGTAACATGGCCAGGCTGCGGGTGGATGGCAAGAAGGTGGTCAAGGATGAGGTTTTACACCGAATCTGTCCGGGTTTCAATATAGGAACCTGCGGCCCTCGCCCGATGGATCAGGACAGGCTGGTCGAGAAAGAACTAGACAAGGAACGGGTCAAACAGACTGCTGCTGACTTCAAGGCTGAGATCAAGGAAATGGGTGCATACAGCAAGAAGTTCGGCAAGGTTGTGGTTTGAACGCCTTTGCCTATCACTACGGGGCCAATGGCATCTCCATGTGGAGAATTTGGCAACCATTGAAGTGGCTGAAAGAGTTCGGTATTGACGCTAAGCGGAACATCGACCGATCGGACCGCTTACAGATACCCTTAGAGGGGAAGTGCCACGTTCCGGGAGTTATGTCACACCAAGAGGTCTGTGACCACTATGACATTATTATGTCAACCTATGTGACTAACTTGAAGGACCGTGGCCGGTTGATCTGCCAGACCCATTACAAGCCGGTGGTGATAGACATAGACGACGATGTGACGAACATCGACAAGTCCAGTTTAGACAAGGATAAGTGGGAGAGTGAGTGGAAGAAGGCTGAGATGTGTGAGCAGATAGACGAAAGCTCGGACATGAATGAGGCTTACTACCGCGAGAAGATGAAAAAGCATGGCGGTGAGATCATCGAGCATACGGAGAAGGGCGAGGCGTTGAAGTTTTATGTGCGTACTGGCTTCGACCCTGTTGAGAACATCTTGGTTCTGCTTGCTAACGCTTCGGGTGTTACGGTATCAACTCCAAGGTTGGCTAGGGTGTATAGCCGCTACAACGACAACATCTGCGTTATCCCGAACAGTTATGATCCCGATGTGTGGCCTGCCAAGGTAAAGAAGGACGACGGGAAGATCCGCATAGCTTTGTTTGGAGCCAACGGTCACTTCTACGACTGGGAGATGATTTCAGGCCAGATTAAGCAGGTCTTGAAGGAAAACAAGAACTGTGTGCTGTTGACGAACATCTGGAAGATCAACGCCTCCCGAGATCAGGGAGAGAGTGACACAGACGCCGTGGGTGACTTGATAATGCACTCGGACTTTGAGGACATCCCCGAGGACCAGATAGATTTACACCACTTTTCCGAGATTGACGGCTGGCACAAGTTTTTAGCTGAGAGTGGGGCTGACATTGCCTTGGCTCCGTTGAAGGATACGCTGTTCAATCGAGCGAAGAGTGCGGTGAAGTACATTGAGTGGAGCGCTTTGGGTGTTCCGGGGGTGTATTCGAACATGGAAGCGTACCAGAACCACGTTATTCACGGAAAGACAGGGTTCCTCGCAGGCCCCGGAGAGTTTTACAAATACATGACCCGGTTGGTACGAGACGAGACTGAGCGCCGTTTGATGGGTGCAAGGGCAAAGAAAGACGTCACGGACAACCATCACCAGAGGGACGCCAGCATGAAGTTGGCGAATTTCCTCAAGGAAACAAGGACACGATATGATGAAGGCAAAACAAAACAGTATCAAGTGGCGTAACTTAGCCATTGTTATCATGGGCGGTATGTTGAGCCTGGGGTATTTCAGTTTACAGGGGACTACAACCCGCAACGCTCCCAGACAGGACATGGTTGAGTTCACGGTTTCCGATGGCGCTGCGGTGTGGATTTCGGCCACTGCCCAGACTCGGGTTGGTACGGTTGATATGTACGTCAAGAACAACTCGGGTGACGCGACTGTGTTGCTGTGGAAACTGCGTGATCCTGACGACGACCTTGCGACTATTGACTCAGACGGTGCGACTCTGGTTGCCACCACAGGCTGGATATTGGTTAAGGATGTACCTTGGAACTTCGGCATTGAGTCGGACGGTGCGATCCTCGGCGTCATGGCGATTGAAGGTGGGAAACGCTAATGCGGTGGCTTTTGGCCTTATTGCTTATCTGCTCTCCTTTGAGTGCTGCGGTCACGGTTGACATTTTCCTTGTTGGCGGTGGCGGCGGCGGTGGCGGACAAGTTGGTGGAGGTGGTGGTGGCGGTGAGGTAGAACTTCACGCCGGAGAAAGCATTACTGCCAATGGGGCTGTTGTTGTGGGCGCAGGCGGAGCCAACGGTTTGGGAACAAACGAGGCTGGTTTGATTGGCGGAGACTCCACGGCTTACGGCTTCACGGCTTCTGGCGGCGGTGGCGGTAACGGCTTCGGCGCTTTTGCGGCGTCTGCTGCGGTTGGTGGTGGTGGTTCGGCTCATGCCACCTATGTCGCCGGAAACATTGGAACGGTAGCTGGGACAGGCGGAGACGGCTTGACTTCTCCAATCGCTGGCGGTGGTGGTGCCTCGACTATCAATGACGGCGTGGACGCTACTTCGACGAACGCAGGCGCAGGCGGCGAAGGAACTTCAAACTCCTATGCTACGGGCTCGGCTCAGATATACGGATCAGGCGGCGGTGGCGGTGGTCACGCTTCATCTGGAGTAAACGGTGGCGCAGGCGGCACAAACGCAGGAACGGGAGCGACGACAGACGCAACCCACGGAACGGCTGGAACGGCTAACTTCGGAGGTGGCGGTGGTGCTGGCGCTGCTGGTGGAACCGGGATGGGTGCTTATGGCGGCTCAGGCGTTGTCATAATCCGGTATGTAACCAACGACTATCCTGTCTCCGGAACAGGCGGGGACATATCAACGGTGGGAGCCTACACAGTCCACAAGTTCACATCTGACGACACCTTCACTATCCCCACGGCAGCCGTTCAGCCCTTGAGGGTTGGGCCTCAGCTCACGCAGGACTTAGAGCTGTCATGGCTGGACAGGTTCTTTCGACTTTTCACTACTGAGGTTTACGCCTCGGTTATTTACCACCAGACCCAGGCGCAGGTTGACAGTCGGAACAGGGCCAACGTTCGGTCACGGGCGGCGAGGCTCTTGAGAGAGGGCAAGATCACGGCGACCCCTACCCCGACTCCGAGAGTGTCAAAAGATAATTTAACACCTACCCCTACACCAACCCCTACCCCCAGGAGCAGATAATGGCGAACTTAGCGGGTCAGAAGGACTTCGAGGCTATCTATCAGGAAGTTGCTGATGAGGTCTTTGACAACGTAACTGCCGGAACAGGCACAGACCCGTCTTTGGTACGGGTGAAGTCTTATGTGAATGACGCATACCGTGAGCTGGTGAGCGAGTTCCCGGCGTGGTTCAAGTTCAAAGAGTTCACGCCTTCAACGCCTTCTGACCCTACGTTTACTCTTGCTTTGTCTGACGAGATTGTCAGGATTGAAAGCATACAGATTCCATCCATTCAGTTGTTACTGCGTGAGATGACCCGCGAGATGTTCAACGCCTATCACCCCGGCGGTCAGTCGATCACAGGACCGGGGAATCCGGTTGCGTGGATAGCGGCCCCCAGAGCCTCAAACAACGCCTTGCAGGTTGACTTCTACCCCACCCCGGATCAGGCTTATGTGCTGAGTGTGTGGGCGGAGGTTCGGTTTTCTGACTTGAGCGCAACAACGGACGTCCCGGTGATAACCCCTGAGTGGCAGGACGTATTGATTAAGAAGGCGAAGATGTATGCTTTCTTGAAGGTTGGCGACCCTAGAGCGGAGGATTTCCGTCAGTTATACGAGGAGCGCCATACTCAGATGTGGTTGGCCTACGAGCAGCACTTGTCTCACGTCAATACATGGCGTGACGCTTTCTCCGAGACTTCGGCTCACGGATACCCCGGCCTGTATCACCCTTACACTGAGGGTGTTTGATGGGCTTTCTCCGGGTACAAGGTAAAAACAGGATGAGTTCCCAGCCGGTTCGGGAGTCCATCTATGCGGACTTAAACGGGGGCTTAAATGAGCGGTCTACTGACTTCACGAAGTCGCAGAGCCCCGAGGCTGGTTTACAGTTGTCCGACACCCGTAACTCGGATTTCTTTAGTATCGAGGGGATAGCCAAGCGCAACGGGAAGGCAAAGCGTGGGGCGGATGTTGGGACTCCTGCGTCGGTTGCTTCTCAGACCACTGAGGACTTGACCCGAGACACAGGATCACCGACAGGCGGTGCGGTGCTTTTGATTGCCTTTAAGTTTACGGCTTCGAGTACGACTACCATCGCCCAAGCGACGATGAAAATAATTACAAACATTCAGGGATTATTCTCTGATTATCGTTATAGGATAATGAGTGACGTTGCCGGGGTTCCTACAACGGGATTGGGGACCACTCAGTCTTTCCCTGACCCGGATAGTTTGTCGGCGGTTTCCCCTGTTACTTTGAATTTCTCTTCCCCTGTTTCTGTCACGTCTGCGACTACATATTGGCTGGTGCTGCAAGCCCAGAGCGTGGCCGGAACTTCTTCAACTCCAGCGGCGATAGGAACACGCCGGGACAGTGGCTCTACCACGGCCTCGGATGTTCAGTATTCTTTAAACAACGGGGCTACATGGGCAAACGACGGCGCTGTTGGTCGTGGATACTTTGATGTCATTCACACAGGCTCGGCTCCGATCCAAGGCTTGTACGACTACCAGGTGGATGATGGCGCGGGTGGGTTCACTCAGAAGTTGATTTCTGTATCTGGTGACGGTACGGACGCCAAGATTTATCAGCTTTCCGGTCCTGTTACCGATGCAACAGGGGCGTGGACTTCCATCAAGACGGTTGCAGGCGCTCACGGTCAGAACAAGCTGTTCGACTTCGCCACACAGAATAAGTATTTATTTGTATCTGATTCCGCAACGGTAGCCAATCAATGCTGGGATGGGAGCAACGCAGCCACGATGACGCATGGTTATCGTCCCACGGTTGTAGCGACAACCCCGACAACGACTGCGGGAACGGGTACATGGACGTCTGCCAACAATGTCAAGATCATGCTAATAACGGCGTTGAAGTCTGGGGGTTTCAGGGCTTCGGCTCCCATTACAGTTGCCATTGCCAATACGGGTCACTACATTGATGTAACTGGAACGGGTGGTATTAACTCCACGGCGTCTCAGTACAGCTTTGACGTTGGTGTTTTAGCCACCAAGGTATTTGCCACCAAGCCCGGCGGCGAAGTTTACTACAAGGTTAAAAGCTCCCGCCTGACCAACTTCATAGGATCGTCCACCCAGAACCCTTTAGCCAATGATGAGACTGGGTTTAGGATTCAAGGCGACTTGGATGCGGCGATTGAGGCGGAGAACTCGATAGCGCAGGAGTTCACCAAGACGCAGGCATACATGACGGGTCAGAACGATATGCCCAAGAGTCGCTTCTTGCAGACTGGTTCGAACTTCTTGTTTCTCGCAGGCGACCCTTTGAATCAGAGTCGGGTGTGGATCATGTCCTCGGCGGAGCCTCAGATATGTGGAATAGGCACTTCAAGCGGTGCTGATGGAACTTTCGTTGAGGTTGGCAAGGATGACGGGGAGTCGATAACGGGTATTTTCTGGGCGGATGGGTACTTATTTGCCCACAAGTCGCATTCGATCCATCGTATAGAGTACAACTCATCCAGCAACACATGGAGCCAGCGCTTGATTAATCCGGATTTCGGGGCGTTAAGCCACTGGTCCATTCAGAAGACTCAGATAGGGATCACCTTCGTATCCGAGAAGGGTTTTGCCTTACACGACTCCACGGCGGCGAGGGTGTTTCTTGCCGAGCGTATTGGTAACAAGTTTGACCCAAGCAATTCGACAAGGTTCAATCTTGCTTCCATGCAATATCTCACATCTGCTCACTACACCACAAAGCGTCAGATAATATGGAGCGTGAGTTCAACGTCTGCGACTATTCGGGACTTGGTTATGATTTACAACTACGAGACGGACACGCTCTCTTTGCATGACGGGGTTACGGCAAACTATTTCGCCCGAATTTCGGACGCCAACAAGTTTATTGAATATTGGTCCGGGGATTATTCTGGTCGAGTGTTCAAGCATGACACCGGAACGAATGACGGCGGTGCTGCGATTGCTTGGTATGCCGACACCCCGAATATGTCTTTGACTGACGCCTACGGGTTCAAGCGGCTGAAATACTTGGTTGTATCTGGTACGGTTCAATCGGCTGGGACTCTATACTGTGATGTATTCTTGGACAAGTCGGCAACGCTGAATTATCGCGTCACCTTTGATATGAGTGACGCCAACTTCAAGAATGGCTTGCGTGTTCCGTTAAGAGGTGTTTGCAAGTTCGTCAAGTTTAAGTTTAAAAATTCCAATGTTGACGTTCCTGTGTTCATTGACGGGTTTGAGTTGCACTATCAGATGCTTGGATCAAGGCTGTGAAGTACGCCCAGCTTGACAAGGAACTGACCGTTGAGGAACAGAAACACCTTCTCATTGAGTTCATGGAGTTGGTGGAGGAGCGGGAGGCTGAGAAACAGGCGGCGATACGGGTCAACATTTCAAAGACAGACACCCACGCATTAACGACATCATTCACAAGGATACCTGGCATGGACGCTGTGTTCCGGTCTCACGGTGGCGTTGTTTTAATATTCCTTCGCGTTGCTTTAACATACGCAACGGGTACAAGTACGGTCACGATGGAGTTGAGGGTTGACGGGATTCCGGTTGGGAAAGACTTGGACTCCAAGGACCCTTCGGGCCAGAACTACTCTGAAATATCTGTTCCGGTTCAGTTGAGTGAAGGTCTCCACAAGATAGAGGCTTACGCCATGCAGAACTCTGGCTCAAATTCGATAAACGGAACAACGGGACAAAAATCATCTCTGCACGTTGTAGAGATAAGAGTATAGGAGAAGGAAATGGGGTTTTTAGACAAGATACAGAAAACGAAAGAGTCCACGGGAGCCTCGGCCCAGCAACAGTTGGATGCCAATGCCTTCAATGCTGCGGTGGCTGCAAACGGTGGTGACGGATACACCCGCTCCGTTCTGGCTCAGGCCTACGGACAGGGCGGTATGGCTGCGGTGAACGCTGCGGCGGAACAGCTCCAAATGGACAGAGGCACACACCCCAATCAAGCGTTGCTTGGGAATCAAGCCAACTCCTTGGCGAAACAGTCTGCGGAGCGTATCGCCTTGCAACAGTCGAATCTCCGTGGTGCGATGGGCGCACAGGGCGTCCGTGGCGGTGAAGCTGGACGGTTTATGACCAACTTGGCGGCACAGGGCGAACAGTCTCAACAGGGTATCAGCGCAGACCTTGGATTAAAGCTCAAGCAGTTACAAGACGCAAAGGCACAACGGGACAAAGAAGACAACTATCGTCAGTTTCAATTCAATCAGGCTCAAAACGTTGGTAAACCGAAGCCCGGAGATTTCAACTGGGTGAACCAGTTGGCTGAAGGGGCTGGCATCGCCGCCAAGGCATACAAGGCTCTATAATGGCAGACACACGACAAGTCGGGCGGGACCTACTCCAGACCGGATTAGGGTTCTTGTCTGGTATGAAGGAAGCGAAAGAGGCTGCGAGGGAGCGCGAGCGTCGAGACGCCGATGCTATGCAGAAGCAAAAGATGGAGGACTTGAAGCTCCAACAGATGCAGATGAAGACGCAGGACATGGAGCTACAGAACGCCGCCAACCAGTTGCCCGGAGGGGCTCTTGAGGACCCCGGCGCATTGTCTATGGAGGACTTTGACCCCGGTGCTACTCGATACCCCGGACTGTCTGAGGCTTTCCGTTCGTCCAGACGTTCCCCGAAGGAATGGAAGGACATGGGGTTTGAGTTCTACGCCAAGCCTGAGAAGTCAGTTGAGCTTGGTCCAGAGGGCCAACCCAAGCCATACCCCACAACGCCGGGACAGATAGCCCTTGATAAATCCTACGCTAAAGATTATTTGTCTTGGAGAACTTCTGGCGGTTTCGCCGATGTTCAAAAGAACTCCCAGCAATTAGAGGAGGCATTGGACACGCTTGAGGGTTCCACTACCCCACTTACGGGACCCGTTGAGGGATTAGTTCCAGACATGGTTAAACCGTTCTCAAAATGGGGGAAAAAGTCCCTAGCGGTCGTGGAAGCCGTGAGAGAGGTTGTTCAAAGGAACTTGCGGATTGTTTTGGGAGCGCAGTTCACTGCGAAGGAAGGCCAACAGTTGATGGACAGAGCCTTCAATGAGCAGCTCTCTCCAGCGGAGAACTCGAAGAGGGTCCGGCGCTTAATGAATGCGATAACCGGCGCTGCCAAGGCGAAAGAGCTTGCGGCCCAGCATTGGGACAAGTACGGAACTATCACAGGCCTAGATTTCCCTAAAGTTTCCTTTGCATCACTGAACTCCGAGATAGACGCGATGAACGCAGAGGCGGGCTTGGGAACAGACATAATGTCAGACCAAGATAATCAGAAACTCGACCTCGCTCAGAAAATCTTAAACGACCCCGAAGCCGACGAAAAAGAGAAGGCTTGGGCGTCAATGGTTATAGGTCAATAATGGGGAAATACTCGGCACAAATAGCGGCCCTCGGGCCACCTCAAGGAAAGTACAGCGATCAGATAGCGGCTTATGGCGGAAGATCGACGTCGAAGAGGGACCCGCTCGCCCCTGAGACTCCGGGCGAGTCTTTCGCTAGTGGCGTGGGCGACTTTATTGGCAACTACCTTACGCCTGCCTACGGTGCGGCGTCGGCTATGGACCCCGAAGCCCCTTTGTCAGAGCGTGGCATGGGTGCATTAGATGTGGGCCTGAGTGCGGTTCCCCTCCTTGGTGCTGGCTATAAGGGGGCCAAGGGTTTAGTCAAAGGTGGCTTGAAGGCAGGGAAAGAGGCTTTAATGGACGCAGCCCCGGTTGCAGGTCGGCAGCTTGCGGTTGACGCCGCCGCAGGTGGAGCAGCCGGACTTGCCGCCGAGGGCTTAGACGCCGCTGGAGCGAGTCCGTGGGCTAGTGTCCCGTTGGCTATGTTGGCGGGTGGCGCTGCTGGATACAAGTTATCTCCCAAGCTCCCGCCCAAGGGAATAGACCCCGAGCAGTTGGCGAACATACTCAGGGCTCAAGAGCTTGGTGTTCCGTTGTCTCCGGGTTCCGCAGGCCGCAAGCAGGCCGTGGGTGAAGCTGCTCGTGTTTCCTCCGATCCGGGTGAGTTTGGAGACGTAGCCCAGAGATTTTATGCCGGGCAGGATGTGGCAGCTCGTGAAGGTTTGGGTCGCGCTGCTCAGAAGCCGTTCGGAAAAGAGTTTGGACAAGAGTTGGCAGAGGGTGATTTAGTCCGTGGCCGTGGAGCCGCAGCGATTGAGCCTGAGTTGAGTGCTGCAAGGAAGGAAAAGGGGGCGAAGGTTGGAGAGACCAGAGAGGCCCTTGAAAAGAACCTTCCCGTTGCTACGCAGTTGGGTCCTGACATAGCCGTGAACTTGGAAGTCATAGCCGCAACGCCCGGAGCTGGTAAGGGTCTTCGTGGGCTGATTAACGAGGCGGCGAAAGAGATGGCGGAGCGTGGGACTTCCTTGGAGAAGGTGAACGGGATAATCAAGGAGTTCACGACTGAGGCGTCTGACGTCCTTGCTGGTATGAAGGGCAAGGAAGCCCAGAGAATAGCCATGCAAGCCAAGAGCGCCATGACTGACACCGCCGAGGAGTATTTAACTCGTGCCGGAAAATCCACTGGCAAGCGTGGTGGCAAGAAGGTTCAGAAGGCGTCTCAGGACTACGCAAAGGCGAAGAAAGAGGCTGGCCCGCTTATTGGCGTTCATAACGTAGTCGAGAAGGCGTTGAAGGACAAGCGCACGAAGATGACCGTTGCGGATGAGGATATCTTGAAGACTCTTTCATCTGGTAAGTTTGGCAAGGACACAATGGAGAAGGTGTCTGGGTTATTGAAACCGGAGACCTTAAAGAAGGTTCAGGCTGACATGGGCAGGGAGATTTTAACCGGAGCCCTCAAGGACGGCAAGCTGTCCCCCGCTAAACTTCGCTCGGCGTTGTCCAAGAATGAGAAGTACACCAAGCTGATGAGTTCTGAGCAGAGGAAGTCCCTGCACGAGATGGCTGACTTTTTGGAATGGTTAGAGCGTCCCCGCACAGGCGGCGGCAAGGTTCAGGGTCTTGGTGGTGGTTCGCAGACGGCGGTGAAACAGAGGCTTTCCGAATTGGCTCCACGATGGACCAGGGTGTTCGGCTCTTGGGCTGGCGACTTCATAAAGGACAAACTCACGATGGGCGGGACCAAGGGTGCTGCCAGATACTTCAAACAGGGTGTCAACGCCAAGCCCACCACTCAGATACGCCCGATAGCCTTGCCCGTGGTCAGGACATTGGGTGAAAAGGATGACGAATGAAAAAAGGTGATATAGCTAGAGTAATGGGTGCTGCTAAGAAGGCGGCTTCCAAAACGGCTTCAACGCCAGCGGTCCTCCCGTTGCACAAGGACT